TGGGTTTGCTTATAAAAGTTACGAAGACTTAGATAAGAAATTTTGGCGCAAATTATGCAAAAGACCAACTATGTCATATTATTATGATGCAGGAAAAGAGTGCATTCAAGAGCAAACTTATGATGATCGTAGAGATCATGGTATTGATATATTGTCAAAGATGACTTTTGATGATGCTTCTTATGTGGGCACAGCAATTTACGATGGGGTGGAATCAGCGTTTCCAAGACAAACCCAAGCAAAAGAAGCGTTAAAGCTTGGAATTGAAGAAGCGTTGAGAAATAATGGTGGTAAATCTTTAGTAACCTGGAAAACGGCTTCAGGATTTACAGCATTTCAAGACTATTCTAGGATTGAAACAGGAAGGGTCAATTGTAGCTTTGCTGGGAAGCTAGTACAGTTATCATTTCAGCTGTTTATAGATAAACCCATGAAAAGTGACCATGCTAAAGGGATAAGTGCTAACTTTGTGCATTCGCAAGATGCTGCATTGCTAACATTAACCATATCCAATTTAGCTGAAAAAGGAATTGAGTCATTTATGATGATTCATGACCAATTTTCGGTCAATGCTGAAGAAACGCCTTTATTGTTGCAAACATTTAAAGAAACGTTTATTGAAATATTTGAGGAAGATCAACTAGGCAATACCCTTAAAACATTCGGATTACAAAATAATCCAGTAAAATACGGTAGCCTAGATATACAAGATGTGATGGAAGCTAAATATATAATCTCGTAAGAGGTTAGGCTTCCGCACATATAATTAATGAGGAGTAAGGTATGGCAAGTGAGTTTATAGAGCTATGCGAGATATACGGGCTTAGCCCAGGTGACCCAGAAGCTATTGATAAGCTGATTTTTTTAATTAATAGAACGGATGATTCACGAGACGAAGAATTTTATAACGATCAAGGATTTTTTATTGATGAAGAATTATTGGTTGACGATGATGAACCAGGAGGATAAGATATGAGTGCAGAAAGAATGAGAAATTTGAGAAATCAACGAACAAAAAACTTAAGGGATCTACAAAGGAGACGTAGATAGTTATACGGTTGTATAGTATATATATTAAAAATAGGAGATATATGAACACATGCACAGGTTGTGAAGTAAAACTTGTTGAAGGAACTAATTGGTCGGCAAAAGGCAGGCATAAGTTTTGTAGGGCATGTTTTAAAAAGAAGTACAATAAGAAGCGGATGTACTTGGACGGAAAGTATATTTCTATTGACAGTAAAATTCATAAACCAGGAATATTTAAATCGTTAGATGATGCGTGGTCACATGCTGAGTTAGACAATAAAGATATTTCAGGGGAAATTTACATTATGATTAACAACGCTTTTGGAGGTTGGGTTAAAGTAGGTATGAGCATTAATGCTAAAGATAGGTTAAGTAAGTATCAAACTGGAGACCCGCACAGGTCTTATAAACTGTATAGCAAATTTTATACAGAAGATAGACATGAAACTGAGATGCAAATTCATCAAATTTTAGGAGCTAAGTATAAACGCCAGAACGAGTGGTTTAATGCGGACCCCCAAGAAGTTGAATGGATTATTTCTCAATATTTTGGAGTAAGATATGAAGAAAGGAATGAAAGCACTAATTGATGGAGACGTATTAGTATACTGGTCAGCAAATTGGGGCCAAACTAATTATTTCGACGTAATAAATAGTGAAGGTGAAGTTTTAGATTCAAGAGAAAGCAAAAGATTTGCTCAAGGCTCGGCTGATGATTTAATGGACTTCGGTAACGAAGAACTAACAGTTGAAGCTGGGGATACCCGCTTAACCAAGTGGAAATCTTGTGCTGAGTTTATTGATAACTTTATCACAAAAATAGTAAGAGATGCACAGTGTGAAACTTTTGAGGTTCACCTGTCAGGGCATACTAACTTTAGAAAGGATATTAGTGTAACTAAACCTTATAAAGGAAATAGAACGGCTGAAAAACCATATTATTATCAAAAAGTAAGAAATTATTTAACAGATAAGTATGGCGCGGTTGTAAGTGTTAACGAGGAAGCTGATGATACATTAGCTATTGCTCAAAGCAAAGATCCAGACGGTACATGTATATGCACTGTGGATAAAGACCTTTGGATGGTTCCTGGTAACAAGTACAACTTTAGAAAAGAAGAAGCAAGCTATGTAACAGAGTTTGATGGCATGAGATCAATGCAATTCCAAATGTTAGCTGGAGACCCCGTGGATAATATCCAAGGTGTACCCAAAATAGGAAAAGTAACAGCTGATAAATTATTAGCAGCTAATCCTGGAATTGATGATGCTTGGGTTGCAATTGCTAGGGCTTACAAAAAGGCCTATGGAGAAGTTCACAAATGTGTAATGGTCGAAATGGGAAGACTACTTTGGATGAGAAGAGTAGAAAATGAAATGTGGAATCTCCCACTAATTATAAAAACAATGGAGAAATAAAAAAAATGGCAAATTTATTAGAAAATGTAGAATTATCGTGGTGTTTCTTAGACCCTAAAAATCCTCAATTAAACTTTGAGAAAAAACAGTGGTCTTCAACAGCTAATGTGACTAAAGAAGTAGCACAAGATTTTAAGAAGAAAGGGCTTATTAGAGCATTGCGCCCTGTAGAAGACGCAGAGGGCAAAGAAACAGGTCTTTACAAGATCACTTTTAAGGCTAATGCGGTAACTGCGGGTGGAAAAGATTTGAAAGCTCCAGGTGTATTTACAAAAGATGATAAAGGTTTAATCATTCCACTAGTGGGTGTTACTGTAGGCAATGGTTCTGTTGGAACTATTTCTTATGACACATACGATTGGAGTTACAATGGTAACAAAGGAACTTCTACATCACTAAAGAATGTTTTAGTGTCTAAGCTAATCCCTTACGAAGCTGAGGCAGTTGGTGGTTCGGAGTTTGGTAAGGTTGAAAAAGGTGCTGAATTTACAGATGCAAGCCCTTTCAAAGATTCACAAGAAGATTTAGATCTTGACATCGATGCAGATGATGAGTTTTAAATAGGAGTTAATCCTACAGAGGCCTTCTCGGAGGAGAGGTCTCGATAGGCTTAATTTAAATACACACACACAAATAACATGGAGATTAATATGGAAAATCAAGAAGGAAGCTTTGTTAGGCATGAGCCTTGCCCAGATTGTGGCTCAAACGATAATAGGGCTGTATACGATAACGGTGATAAGTTTACTTATTTCTGTTTTGGGTGTGAAGCCACAGGAATATTACAAACAAACACAGTAAAACCAACAAACACACAAGGAGATGAGTTTATGAACACAAAAGAAACAGTTGAGGAAGTAAACAAATTTCCAGTAAGAGGATTTAAAGAAAGAAGGATTAATAAAGCAGTTGCAGAATTATATGGTGTTAAAGTGGGTTACTCTGAAACAGATGGTCAAACTATTAAGTTTCATTATTATCCTGTCACTAATAAGAGCGCAGTTGTAGGCTATGAAAGAAGAGAAGTAAAAGACAAAAAGTTTATAGCTATTGGCTCAGTTAAAAATAATGATGAGTTGTTTGGTCAATCTAAGTTTCCACCTGGATGCAGCAAGAAAATTGTTGTTACAGAAGGGGCTTTGGATGCAATGGCTGTTCAACAACTTTATAATAAGAAAGATCAAGAGTGGCCAGTGGTATCAGTAATTAATGGAGCGGGAAATGCTCATAAACAAATTCAAGCTAACTTAGAATATCTAAATAGCTTTGATGAGGTAGTGTTTATGTTTGATGCTGATGAGCAAGGTCAAGATGGTGCTAAACAGTGCGCTAAAACAATACGCACAGGTAAAGCTAAAATAGCAGCTTTGGGTAGACATGGTAAAGATGCTAGTGATTATTTAGTAGCAGATAAACTATATGAACTAGAAAAAGCTATTTGGAATGCTGAAGCATATTCACCGGCAGGCATTGTAAACTCTGCAGATACATGGTCTTTATTTAATGAGGATCGTAGAGAGGATTCAATACCATATCCAGAGTGTTTTGGTGACGTTAACAAAATGACTTATGGTAGACGTACTGGTGAACTAACTATATTTACGGCAGGCACAGGGTCAGGTAAATCTTCATTTGTTAGAGAAGATATTTATCATATACTTCAAACTACCGAAATACAAGTAGGCATTGTGTCTCTTGAAGAATCGGTTAGAGAAACTTTAGATGGTCTTGTAGGCTTGCATTTAAACAAACGCATATCATTACCAGATGTTCCTTTCGATCGTGAAGGGGAAGAAGGCAAGAAAGCTTGGAATGCAGTGGCTGGAAGTGGAAGATTAGTTTTACTTGACCATCAAGGCTCAGTTAGCGATAATTCATTAATGGATAAAATTGAGTTTATGGCAGCAAGTGGTTGCAAGTTTATTTATTTGGACCATATTACTTTAGCTGTAAGTGAAGTTGACGGAAATACAAATGAAGCTATGGATCGTTTAATGAGCGACCTTCTTAAAACATGCAAGAAATTTGATGTATGGATTGGAGTTGTCAGTCATTTAAGAAAAACTGGTGGCGGAACTAAAACTTACGAAGAGGGAGCTAATATAACTGAAGATGCACTTAAAGGCTCAGGATCACTAAAGCAAATTGCATTTCAAATTATTGGCTTTAGTAGAAATAAATACGAAGAAGATGAGTTTGAAAGACAAAGAGTTAAGATTAGTGTACTTAAGAATCGCTTTACAGGATTTACAGGTCCGGCTGGTCATGCAAGATTTGACAGTGATACAGGTAGATTAACTAATGTACCAGTAGAATTTAGTCAATTATAAATAACAAAGGAGATATAAATATGAATGAAAAACTTGTAGTTGATCTGGAGGCAAATGGCTTCCAGAATGATGTTACTAAACTATGGTGCATCAGCATGTTTAATATAGAGACAAAAGAAAAAGAAACTTTTACTGACCATAATGATAATTACAGAAGTATCGAGGAAGCGCTTAAAATTATGTCAACGGCAAAGCAAATTATTGGACATAATTGGATTGCATATGATCAAGTAGTACTAGAAAAGTTACATGACTTTAAAACTAGTGCAACGCTTGTTGATACATTTCTAATGTCCCAATTACTAAACTTTAACCGTAAGCTAGGGCGAACAAAAGGTAGACACAGCTTAGGCCAATGGGGAGAAGCTTTAGGGGTTCTTAAACCTGTCCAAGAACAATGGAAAGTGTATGAGGATGCTATGCTTAATAGATGCGAAATGGACGTGCAAATAAACGTTCGTGTTTACATACAACTAATGAAAGAGTTTAAGAGTTCAGGCATTCCTAAATCTGTTATTCAACGCGAATTTGCAATTGCTAAAATTAGTGCAAAACAAGTTAAGAATGGTTGGTTAATTGATGAAAGATTAGCTTTAAGACACGTAGCTTTCCTGAAGAAGGAAATAGAAATACTTAGAGAAAAGATCGAACCATCAATGCCGAAGATTATTAAATGCCCGGATGTTTGGGTTACTAATAAAGAATGCAATGAAATATTAGGTACTGTAGGCATTAAATACGATGCCGAGTTAAAAGATGGACAACGATTGAAGAAACCTATTTTACCAAGATACACTAAAGCAGGTGCTTTACATTCTGCGCAAGTTAAGTGGCTTGGTGAAGGAGTAAAAGTTTATGGAGCATATTGTAAAGTAGAATTTCATGATGCTAAGTTAACACAACATAGTGAAGTGAAAAAGTTACTATTCAAGAATGGCTGGAAGCCTACGGAGTGGAATACAAAACGAACTGCTGAAGGAAGAATGATTAGAACTTCAGCTAAATTAACGGAGGATTCTTATGGGTCTATTAAAGGTACTCTTGGAAAAGACATCGCTCTTCATGCTACGTATCAGCATCGCCTTAACACTCTTCAAAATCAAAAAGAAGAGACAAAGGGGTGGTTAGGATCAAGGCGCAAAGATGGGCGAATAGAGTGTGTCCCGTTTACTTTAGGAACTGCAACCGGAAGAATGAGTCACAAAAACTTAGTAAATGTACCAGGGGCTAAAGCAACATTTGGGAAAGAGATGAGAGAAATCTTTATAGCTCCTCGTGATCGAGTTTTAGTTGGGTGTGACTTAGCATCTGCACAGTTAAGATTATTAGCTGCAGCTATGGGTGATAACACATATTCAGAAACAGTTATTACTGGTAAAGAGGTTGAAGGTACAGATGTTCATACCGTAAACCAAAAAGCTGCTGGATTGAAAACTAGAGCACAAGCTAAGACTTTTATTTACGCATTTTTATTTGGTGCGGGAGATGCTAAGATTGGTTCTATTGTTGGAGGCAAGGCTAAAGATGGGAAAGAGCTTAAAGCAAAGTTCTTAAAGAGCTTTCCTGCGTTAAGCAAGTTGCAATCTAAGCTAAGACTAGATTTTGAAAAATCTGGTGGTAAAGCTATTACTGCCCAAGACGGCAGGAAGATCCAAGTAGACTCACCGCATAAGCTACTTAACTATTTGCTACAAGGTAACGAAGCCATTCTTGCAAAAGAGTGGGCAAGTATATCTGCAAAGTTAATAGAAAAGAATAGTATCGATTGC